TCAAGTGTTATTGGAGTAGTCTACTACCGTTTTGTCTTTTTTTGGAAATGTTGCAACAGTTTGGTTGCATTCTGAACAACGCTGTATCCAACTTAGGTTGCGATACTGTCCTGTGCTACCTGAAAACAATCGACGCCAAATGAACCCGTCATGTCCACAGAATTGGCATTTGGTTACAAAATAAAATTGACTTGCGTCCAATTGATATGTGTCTGGGTTTATTTTGAGATAGACAATTTCTCTATCCATATGTGTTTTTCCTATTGATTTTGTAACAAAAAGGCAATGATCGCAATCAACTGCACAAAAACAACACCAATGCCCCAACCAAAGTATCTTTTGATACTGTCTATGTCCTGTTGCATATGTGCAAGGTGATTGTTTTGAATTGTGTCCAATCTTTGTTCAAGTAATGCTAATCTTTTGTCTAATTTTGTGATTGCTGGATCCATTGTGTATTCCTATGATATTGTTGCTCCAAGACTGATCACTTTCCAATCTGTGCCGTTGTAAACAGCGATGCATTTTGAACCTGCGTCACCGTTTGAACAATATGCTACATCACCTTCTGCTTGATCTGTTCTTGCGTTTAATTGTGCTACTGTTTGGGGTTGTAGATTTAGGATTTCTTCTATTTTGACTTTGCCTGTGCTTGGATCTAATGTTAGGTCTGTGAGTGCTGTGGTGTTTAACTCATCTGGTAGATAAGTTGCTGAAATTTTGGTTGATGCATTTAGAGGTGCTACACCATTTGCAGTGCCTCTACCATCAATTACAAGAATCAATTCGTCAAGTGCCGCTTTAAGGTCTGGTCTTGCCGCCGCTGGTGAGTCTGTTCCTGCGTCTAAGTTTGTTGTTATTACATTGTTACTGTCGGCCCATGCCATGTTTTGCTCCTTAAATGCGTCTTATTTGCTTGTTAATACTATTTACTTCTCTTGCTATATATCTGGTGTTAAATGACGCTGTATGACGCTTATACGCTGTCTTAGACACCTTATAAGTTAAATTTATCGTTGACTGTATCAGTTTGACCATACACAACATATTCTCCGCCTGCACTGTCATCATTGATTTGAATTTTTACCATTTTTAAGAAAAAATAATTGCTTATAGTATCGCCAATTTGAATTCCTGTTGAAATTGCGCCTGTGTAATCATTATTTGCATAGATGTTTACAGTTGTGTCAATTGCTGGTAAAACATTCTTAGCAAACAGTGTAATGTAGTATTCGTTGTTTACATCAAAATTTTGAGTTGCAAGATCAAGTGTGTTGCCAGTTGTATCATCAATAGCAATAACATGACTAAATCCGTTTTCTAACTGTATTTGTTGATTGGTTAAACTACAATCTACATCTCTTCTTTTTGTAGGATGTATTGAACCACCACCACCAAATGTATCACCATTAGCAGTGTATTCATCAATCATTGTGTTCAAACTTGTAAATGCAGTTTGAAATTCAGGACGTGCATCTTTTATGCTGTCATCATCTGAATCAAATTTAGTTACGTCTGGTTTTCCAAGTGGCATAATTTATCCTTGTTGTATGCTACCATTACTGGTTACAGTTAATGGTGCAATACCTGTTATCATTGCATCAAATACACAGTCAATTCTTTTTGTTTTGCCAAATGTATCTAATTCAAATATATTTAATGTAATTGGTGTTGTTGATTTGTCAACGAGAATCTTAGGCATAGCAACATCACCAGTTGCTACATAGTCTGTGGCAACATAATCGTCTGCCATATACAATGTGCTTGAATAATGTGGTTGTGTAATAATAGAAGTAACAGTTTGTATGTTTTCGTCAATTGTTAATTGTCTTTGGCCAACACTACCACCAAGTGTGCTTGAATTTATGTCTGCTTTTGTAATCTGCTGTTTGTCTGAGTTTAAACTTGCAGTAATGGCAGTAATAAATGGTGCTGGTTCATCACCTGCACTGTCATCATAATCAACACTGATCTTAAATTGAAAATATCTACCTTTTACAGGCGATAGTGTGTCACCTGGACTGCCTGTGATTGTAGTAGGCGAATCAATTGAACCACCTGTGCTGTCTACAGTATCGCCATAGTATACAGTTGTGGTTTGACTGGTGCCTTGACCTGACCATTCAAGCAAATAACTTGTATAATCACTTCTGCCTAAATCAATAATGGTAGTGGTAAATTCAAGAGGTAAACTTGGTGTTAGGTCCCATTCACCAGTGTATGTGTCCCAACCGCCAGTTAGGTCTGCCCAAGTTTCTACACTGTATGGTTGGTATTTGCCTTCTTTGAAAAATCCATTACCCGCCATGTTATGCTCCTAAATCCATTGGAACAATAGGACCTGGTCCTATGTTTCTTAGTATTGCACCGTTGCCTAAAACATATGCATCTAAATTTTGTAGTGCATAATTGATGTATGCTTCGATATTGTTATTTCTTATGTTCTTACCTAACTTGCTGTCTCTGTATGTTAAGATTGCACCCATGTTACTTGCATCACGATGTTCTTTTTCAATTCCGTTTAGGTTTTCAACCCATCTAACTTCGATATTTTGTATTGCACTGCCAAGATGAATGCCTGTAACTGTAACAATTAGTCCAGCAGTTGCACTGTAATCACTTTGACTTAAAAAACGACCTGATGAATCTAATTTTCTAATACGCAGGTGTTTTATATTGTTGTGCAAAGGACTTGTAATTACAAAATAAAATATACCTTGCCTTTTTTCGTATGCAAGAGCAGTTTCTCTTCTCACAATCCAATCACCTGCTTTTTTACTGTCTGTTGAAATAACACTGTTACCATCAATAGAAGTAAATTGATGTGTGCTTGGATATACATCACTGGCCAAAAATGCAACACCTCTATCACTGCTAAAAGTTATTTGAATATCACCTTGTGTTGTTGCATAATTGTTGCCTATAGTTTTAAGGGTTTTAAAATCTACTGTTGGGTTTGCATCAAAACTGTCTATACCTGTAATAGGCACATCTGGTTGTTCTGGTAATGGGTTTTCAATCTGTCCATCATCTGCAGAATCAGGTTCTGGTGAAACAGGAGGCACAATGCCAATTGGTCTATCAGGTAATGTTCTAATTCTTGGTCTTAGTTGTATTTCATCTGGTTTAAAAATAGGCGGCACTACAATATATGGCGAAGTTTCAATAAAGTCATACACTGTTGCATCATGTTCTACTGCCGATATGTCCACAGTAAAATCTGCGTTCAACTTCATTGCCGCTACTCTAAACTGTTTGTCTGTAAACGCCAACACTGTATCTGTTAGTGTAATAACATCACCTACTTCTACATTCAATAATTCTTGTGTGCCAGTAAACTGTATTGACTTTTGATTACGCGACTTTTTGTAGATCTGTCTTGCAGTTGTTTCTGCCATTGATTGGTTTGTTATGCTGTGGAATGTAAATTCTTTTACAAGTTTTTCATTGTTGTCTGTGCTTTGATCACCACTTACACTATACACAACCTGTTGGTTTGTAAATTCTTTGTCAGGATCAATATAGTTTACAAGAACTTCATTTAGTTTTGTATTCTTACGCTCACCATCAAGTGTAACACCGCCTACAATGTAATCCTTATCTACAGCAAATGCAATCTGCACATCTGTTTCGCTTGGATCATCAAAGCGTGTGCCTCCATCTTCCATTTTTAATTTGTAACGACCGCCTACATATGGCATAATACCTCTTGCACCTGCAACCAATAGTTTAACATTGTCTAACAGTTTCATATTGGTATCAACCACTGTGTTCATTGTAAGCACAGGTCCTGTAAACTGTCTACCATTGTCTGTGTAGTAGTTCATTTGTGCTTTACATTTTTGTGCTACATGACGAAATGCTTCTGCGTTGATTTGTTCTTTGGGTATACCACAACCATATCTATCATTCATAAGATAGTCAAGTAAACAGTTTGCAGGATTTGTTCCTACAACACCACTTACTGCACTACCCTGATTGTTTGTAGTTGTTTGTCCATGATAGCGTTTAGACAAACTATCATAGTCTGCACTCAGTGTGTCATTGCCGATTGTGTGGGCACTAACATCGTATACTTTTTTACCCAACACATCAAACTGCACCTTAGGCATACCACCTTGCCAAGGAAATGAATCTTGATTGTCTTCTGTAATTTTAGGATATTTGAATTGAAGTGCCACATAAGCAACACCTGGTAGTTTTCTTGTTTTTAGTGTCCAAGAAGTATCTCCACCTGGTGAATAATCACCTGACAGTATTTCTGAGTTTGTATTGCTGTTTGTTTCTTTGCCGTTGTATACCTGCATTTCAATTAGATTCTTAAATCTACCTGCTTTGATTTGATAGCGTTGTCCATGCACATATGTTTGACTTGCACCAGTAGTGCCAAAACTGCTTGGTAATGGCAATTCAATATCATCTACAAGTATTCTATTGATGCCTTCAATTTCGCCTTCGCATACAGCAATACAGGCAATTAGATATTCATTTCTATCACCTTTGGTTTCTGCAAATATAAGACTACCACCAACTCTTCTAAATCCATATACAACAGGTATAGCAACATTGGTTCCGTTCTTTGTGATTGTAACACCTTGTGCTGATTGGTCCGCAGGAACATTGCCCGGTGTAGGCACATCAAATGCACCCATAGGATTGAATACAAAACCCACAATGTCGCCAACAAAATTAACAACACCACGAACAATGTTTACAATACCTTTTACAATGCCTTTGACAACATCTGTAATACCTTTTACTATACCACCCATTAGTATTCCTCTACTTTGTGAACAAACCAATTACCACAGTGTTCACCTTGCTTGTGTTCAAAGTAACTACTTGCTCTTTCAATTTGATCTACTGAACCTTTGTAGTCTTTGCCAAATGCACATACACTTGACTCAAAAAACTTTGCGCCTTTTTGTTTGCATTTCTCTACACAGGCATTCCATAAACTGTCTGCTAACCATTTATTTCTTTCACCATCTTCAATATAAAAATATGCAATTTGTCCATACAGTGTTGGATTCCATATTTTTGTATGAAAGAATATAAGTGCATAACCAATTAGTCTACCTTCGCTTTCAACAACAAAACAAGTGTTGATAGGATCCATCATTAGTTTTCTAAATGCCAATGTAAAGTAATGATCGTCCCATGGCAGTTCTTCTGCAATCTGCATTTCTTTGCCATGCTGTCTTGCAAGTTTGATCATTTCATTAGTATCATTGGGTTCAAACTGTCTAATCATTACTTTTTGCCCCACTTCAAATCGGTTAGTGTTTCATGACTGAATTGCATTGAAAAGTCTGCAGGATGTTCTCTTTGAAAATTTTCGTTGTTGGTTCTGCGTCCATTAACTTTTTCAAAGTCTGTAAACTGACTGTCTACTTGAACTGTTAGTGTTGCAGTGTCCTGTGCATCTTCTACCCTGTAACCTGCAATCTTGCCTTTGAATATAGTAAGCGGTCCATCACCTGCACTGTCATAAATTAAATCTTCTGTTGCTTGATCCCACAGTGCTCTATATACTGTAACATCTTTGTTGATTACATCACTGGTAGCAAAACGCAACATTGTAGTTGAATCCAATGCTGTAAATGTAATTGAAATATTGGTTACTTGTGTTTCTGAGTTTTCAGTTGTTTCTGATATACCTAAGAAGTTGCCTTGTGCTTCATATGTGTTTCCAAAGTATGAAATATCATACGGGGCATCTGTGTAGTAGAATCCTGCGATGTCTAACAATACATAACTGACCAACGCCTGCCTTGCAAGTGCTGTATTGGTTACTGTAGATAGACCTCTGCTCATTATACCGCCTCTTGAATATCAATTTCATAACCCACAAGTCCATCTGTTCTATAACCAAACTCTTGAATATCGTTTGAAAGAATCATTCTAAATTCAACATTGGATACCTGAATAGTTGCACCTGTGCTGTCTTCATCTACTGCTGTAATAAGTCCTGGTTGAAAGTTGATTGTTGCATCACCACTACCATCAGTCGTAACATCTTCTGTAACCATATAAACCTTTGTATGATTTGGAAATCGGATGACATCACCTGCCTTGAGGATTGTTACTGAAGTGTCGCCTGATCTAACTGTGCAAGAAGTTGATCCTGCACTGTTTGTTCCTGTAGGATAAGTGTTTTGATTTGGTAATCCACTTTGTGTAGTTGACACATTAGGAATAATAATATCAAATTCATTTAGACTGCCTTGGCATCTTGAAACAAATGCTTGAACTGGTCTTGACTCTGTAAGTGTCATAGGCGGAAACTGTAAAGTGCCGCTCCACACAGTTGTTGAATTTGTTGCTCTAATAATTCTACCACTTGCTGATTCTGTTTTTTTAGTTGCAGTGTTCTGTCTAAAATTAGCAGTAGTAAAACCTGGTGTTTGTGGAAAATCTCCTATAAAGGCCATTATACTGTTACTCCTGTTTTACCACGACTGTTCATCGCTTGGTTAATAATACCAACGATTGTGCTTCTGCGTTCTACAAGCAATGAATCAAATCCTCTGGCATCTGTTGTTGTTATGTTAAAGTTTACCTGCACAGGTTCATTTCTACCACCGTTCATACCTTCAAGTGCGTTTGCTACTTCATTAGGTATAACTGTGCCTGGTTGTCTTGGAACAAATATCTCTGGTCCTGCTTCTCCAACAAGTGCTGGTTCACCCACCTTAGGATTACCACCTCTTTGATAAGGTTGTGCTCTAATACTTGCCACCTGTGCAAAACCACTTGCAACAACGGCCGCCGCCGCAAGGAAGTTGAATGGTGGTGGATAAGAAGCAAGTGCCTTGGTAGCACCTAAGTAAGTGTTTCTAATTGCTTCTGCGATTGCTATTGCTTTTGAAATCGCCGCAAACTTTTTGTTCTGTTGTGCTAATGAACTGAATAGAGTTTTTGCTTGTCCAATAGCAAATGTAGTTTTATCTGTTTGACTTTTATTT